TAATCGCCCTACTCTCTTGTGTCGTGAGTTCTTTGTCAGAGCCAAAGCGCACCTTGTCAAGACCACTCATTGCGTCCCTGTATTCACGGCTAGAGAATTCCTCAGATAGGAAATCTCTGTTCCCCCGTCGCATCAACCAGATTCCATCGTCCATAAAGATGCCACTAGAGGCGAACCCGTCGGCAGGCTTCGCCTTGGCCACGTCCTGTATTCGCTCGTCCCTTCCGAAGAAGTTGAAGTTGTCCTCGTCGGTCGCCTTGCGCGCCTTCTTGAGTTTCTTGAGGGCGTTGATGTGCTTGCCCTTGCTCTTGACGGCGGCGAGTTCCTGGACTTCCTCCATGCTGACATCCGAGTAGACGTACCAGCCGATGTCGCGCGAGTCCTCGTACAGTTCCTTGGCGCGGTCGTCGATTTCCGTGTCTGACAATGGACGCTCGTAACCGCCCTGACCGCGTCTCGCACTGGCGCGATCAATCCAGTTCTCGCGCTCTTCGTCGCCGAGGTCGTTCCACGACTTGCCCTTCAGGAATCCGACCATGAGATCGCGGCTGTTGTCGTCGTAGAGGATCCCGCCAAGCGCCGACGATCCCGGCGTGCGGACCCTGTGCAGCGATGCGAACCCGTCGCTCGCCCCGACGAGCGCCTCGGCCTTGTCCGGTGCGTCGACCTCTGGTGCCCTCTTGCCCGTGTCGATGCCGCCGAACAGCTTGCGCAGGTTCGGGGACTTCTCGAGCATGAAGTTGACGGCCGCCTGCGCATCCTTGAACGCCCTGTTGAGGGCATCTGGGTCGTCCTTCAGGAGCTGTATCCATCCCTTGATGTACGGCGCGTGATCCTGCCGGAACGGCGCCTCTATACCGTGGGCCGCGAGCACCATCGCCGAGCCGATTTCGGCGACGAGTTCCTCGTACGCCCTCACCTTCTTGTCGGACGAGTACTCGGCGAGGCTGGCGCGCTTGAGGCGCGAACTGTGCCCAGTCCAGTGGACTGCCTCGTGTGCGAGCGTCGATGTCCACTCGAGCGCGCTCGTTCCCTTTGCGAAGTCAGGCATCGAGATGTAGTCGCCATCAGGGCTGTAGTGAGGCGTCATGTCCGCCGTCTTGACGGTGACGCCGAGTTCCTTCAGGGTTTCGTCAAGGATTGCGATTCTCTCCGACTCTGGGAGGTCGGCAGGAATCGCCCTCAGTGCCTCGTCGCCGCCGTCGGTCTGGTCAATGTTGAATACGTGCGCGCCGCGAAAGACCACGAACTCCTTGAGGTTGCCGTCTTCGTCTTCCTTCTTGACGAGTTGCGGACGGAGAATCGGGATGCCCTTCTCTCCCTTGCGGACGATTGCGCCTCGCGCCTTGAGTTGGTTGAAGCCGGCGAACCTTCCGGTGTTGTACTTCCTGTCGGCGGCGGCGAGCATGAGGAAGAACGCATTCATTCCCCTGTACGGCTTGCCGGTGGTCGGGTTGATCGGCAGCGAATCGCTGCGCCATGACGGCTTCCATGTCGATGGGTCGGCGGTCTCGAGTTCGGCGATGAGCCTGTCTTTGACGCCACTTACAAGTTCGTCAAGCTTGGATTGCTTTACTTCTTCGTCGTTGCCGCGGCTGGCGAAACCGAACGGCTCGTCCCAGCCTTCCTCGTCGTCGTCCGGAACATCAAAGCCCCACATCTTCCAGTACTTCTCAAGTATGGAATCAAATACCTTCGCCGCCGCACTATCTTCTGGCTTGGATCCGAACTCCCCCTCACCGCGCGAGCCGAAGCCGTCGGAGCCCTCCAGGTCGCTGAGGTAATCCTCGTAGGCTTTTTCTGCGGCACGAGGGAATGCACGATTTACGTCACCCTCCTCGTCGCTAATTGCCTCCTCAAAATACTTGTCCCAAAGGGCGTCGCTTTGCTCCCAGTAGTCGGCGATTCGTTCTGCTTCGTCTCGGCTGTGATTCCGATAATCTTCCAAACCATCAACCAAATCGTCGTAGGAGAAATTGCCGTATCGGGCATACTCCTTGGGAGCAAGATCTGCGGTGGGGTCGTCACCGCGCGAGCCAAAGCCGCTTGCCTCCTCGGCATCTGCCTCGGCGCGCGCACGATCAGCATCATTCATAAACTCGTACGGGTCGGCGTCCTCGAACGCTTCTTGAACTACTTCATCAAGGAGATCGGGGTTGTTGAGAAGGTCGTTCTCGTCGTATTCAGAAAGAAATCTGTCTCTTTCCTCCTGCGACAGGCGCGACCAGTTGATGTACGGTCTGTCGTCCGAATCCGGATCAAAGTCAAGCATTGACAAGTCGCCCTTGCGGAACTTGTCCAGCCTCTTCTTGTTCGCTTCGGCCAACTTGCGCGCGGCGTTCCTCTGCTCCGTCCTCGCCTTCCTGATCTTGGCGTTGCGCTCGTCGCGCGCCTTCAGGAGGGCGCCGACGTACTCCCCGACGTTCGGATCCTCGGCGGTGAGCAGTCTCGCCTTCCCGGCATCATCCAGTTGCTCCCATGCCTCGACGGCATCGCGCGCTTTCTCCTTGGACGAGTTGGACGGTTCCCTGTTGCCCCTCCACCCGTCGCGCCTCGCGACCTCGAGCATTATCTCGGTGTTGCTGAATGGCCTTTCGCTGCCGCCGCTCGAGGCGAAACCCTCGTCGTCCTCGCCGTACTTCTCGATGTACTTCTCGAGCGCATTGTCCAGCGCGGCATCTGCCTGCTCGTCAAGTGCTCTCTCGCGCTCGCGCGAAGCAAGTTCTTCGGCGTCCGGCTCTTCCTCTGTTATGTCTGGCTTGGCTGGCTTTGGCTTGTCAGTTGCATCCGGCTTGGCCCGATCCGGCTTGGCTGCATCTGGCTTGTCAGCCTCTGGCTTGTCAACCTCTGGAACCATTGCCTCTGGCACTTCACGCTTTGCTGGCGGAACAAATTCTTGACCGAAGGTTTCTGCATACGAGGCTCGCCTCTGGAAGTCGTGCGAGACCTTCAGCAACTCCTCGTCGATGCGCTCCTTCTCCGCGCCGGTCGCCTGCCTCCTGGCGTTTACGAGCCTGTTGCCTTCCTTGGTGAGGTCGGCCTCCGACATGTCCCAGTACTTCGCCAGACCCTCGTTGTCGGGGCGTCGGTTTGCGAGGTAGGCGACGTCCTCCCTCGTCTCCGGCTCGATGGTGCCGGCGGTAAGCGCCTCATTGCGCTGAGCGCGAGTCCATGTTTTCCTGTCCTTCGGCAACTTCGGAGCGGAGCGCGGCTTGTCGAGCAGCGCATCGCCGCTTCGCTTGCGACCACGGACATCCGGCAAATCAAAGCCGGGCTTCTTGATCGGAATGTACGGTCGCATGAATGCGCTGCCGTCCTGCACGAAACCGTCGCCGTCGCCGTCAAGCGCATACGGGTTGAACGTCTGGGCGAGGTCGCGAATCTTTCCGATTGCCTGACCGATGTTCCCGCCGGCCTGACCGATCGTCGCGCCGAGCGCCTTGACCGCGTTCTGGAGGGCGTCAAGCGCGTTCGCCGTGAGCAGACCGTCGATGATTATTCCCTTGGTGCTCGGCTTCGCCTTGAGCCTGTGGTGCCGCAGGACCGGCGAGAGGAAGTCCCTCGCGCTCTGCATGTACACGTCCGGCATCTCGATCAGGTGCGATATGCCCGACTTGCCCCACGGCGATTCGACAGATTCGCCGCCGCCGAACATGCCCATCATCTCCATCTGGTCGTCGGTGCGGTAGGCGATGCCGCCGTTCGGTACCACGACCGGCGCGCCTGGTTTCTGCTCAATGTTCTGAGTCGCCTGCGGTGCCGTCGGCGCGGATGCGTACGGCTCCGGCTTGCCGAACATGTACTGGTTGCCCTCGCGGTGGTACGGGAGCCTGTACATCGACGCCTTGCCGTCCTGTGTCGTGCGCCTGAACACGACGCTGTTCTCCGTCGCATTCATGACTTCTATCTTCGATCCTGTGCGCTCGGCGAGTTCCGCCTGCAACGCCGCCTTGTCCGGCTGCGAGAGTTCCTGCGACATTCCCTGTGCGAACGGGTCGCCCTCGCTGGATCCGTCGGCGCCTTCCTGCGGCGCGGCGATGACGACGATCCTCGGGATCTGCGGCATCATCGGCATTCCCATCCCTTGCATCGGGATGACCGGCATGCCGCCTTTCTCGTCCGCCTTTATCGAGATTGTCCCGGTGAGCTGGTTCGCTCCGTGCAGGACCGGCGAGACTTCGTAGAGTTCGACTTCCTTGAGGATGTTCGCCTGCAGGTTCGGGTCGAACACCGAGTCGATCGTCTTGTAGCCGATCGACCATTCCTGCTCCTCGCCGAAGAAGGCGACGGTAGCGAAGGCTTCCTTGCCCTTCTCGGAGTTCAGGTTGAATTGGACCTTCGCGTAGAGGCCGCCGATGCCGGCGTTGCGCATCTTTGAGGGGAGGCGCGAGTCGCCGACGGGCACCTCGTACATCTCCAGCACCTTGCCGATCGGGTCATTCCACGAGTGCCCCCACACGACTCGCGGCTTGCGGTGAGTCAGGCTCTTGGCGAACGCGCCGCTGATGACGACGTCGCCCACGGAATCCTTGTTGCCGATTCCGGCGACGAAGCACTCGACTATCCCCTGCGCCTCGTCTATGTTGACGTTGCCAGAGTTACCAGACTTGAAGAGAAGATTGTCCATCGCCCTGCCTTGTTGGTGTTGCGCTCAGCAATGATAAACCACCATTTATTGGGTTTGGCGCAACTACCAATATCAATTCAGTAATCAGACCTGCTAATTGCTAAATTGATTCCACAGGGACGTGGTGACGAGCTCGGCCAGCGAGTAGCGATCCTTGCCGTCGATCTGGGCGTAGGACTCGATGAGCGTCTCCTTGAACAGGGAGAAGCGGGGATCGTCCCCGGGCACGGCGAGGGCGGACTTGATCGCGTTGTTGATGTCCCTCTCGACCTGCTCGTTCAGTTCCTGCAATTGGGAGAGGTACCGGACCGATGCGTCCTGCATTTCCTTCTTGGACGGCTTCGGTAGTTCTGCCGTCTCGGCGGCATCCTGAATGATCGCGTACAGCACCGGCCTCACGTCGTCCTCGAGTTGCTTCGCCCATATGTCCTTGCTGAAAACGGACGAGGAATCGAGCGTGCCCGCCGACAGCGACTTCTTCGATTTGATGCCCGAGGACTTCTCCATCACGACCCTCTGCTGACGCTCGATGACCCGCTCGAGCGATCGACCGAGTATCTCCGACCACCGGGCGATGGATCTCTCCACGTCGTCGGCCTTCTCCGACACCGGGACCTGCCCGATCGGGGCCGCTTCTGCCGTCGCCATCGGTACGTCTGGGGCGCCGGACGGATTCGCCTGCTGCATCGCCGCCGCTATGGCACCGGCCATCGTGTCCGGTTCGGCACCCGCCGGCGGTGCTCCGGCTGGCGGTCCCTCGGGCGGCGGGGCGCCCGGCGGCATGCCGGGCATCGGCGGGCCGCCCTGATCCATGCCGGGGACGGCACCCTGCGGGGGTCCGCCGGCCATCATCGGGGGCGATTCCATCTTCTTCTTCGTGTTGCCGATCGGCGTCAGGTTGGGGTTGAGCAGCAGGGAGTCGGCGAGGTCGGATTCGATTTCCTTCCTTCCGCTGCCGGTCCTGTACTCGTTGAGGCTTATGATCCCGCGCGAGAATTCGTCGCTCAGGTACCTCTCCCGCTCCTGCTTGTAGAGCATGAGCACCGGGACCTCCCTCGTGTCGAAGTCGACGTAGTTGTCCTCGTCGAGCTCGTCGAGCGACCTGGCTATGAGGTCGATGTGGGGGAGCATCGTCTCGGTCCAGAAGACCCTTATCTCCTCGGCGGCGTTCGAGAACGTCCTGCCGGAGGCGTTGCCGATGACCGATTCGGGGACGCCGAAGGATGCCAGTATCTCTTCCTTTGTTATCTGGCGCATCTGTATGTACGCGGCATCCCTGGGCGAGGCCCCGACGTCGACGTACTCGGCGCCATCGTCCGAGGCGAGCACGGTCGTCTGACCGGCCCTCGACAGGTTCCCCCTGAACCTGTTCTTCAGTTCCTCCTTGTCCTCCTCGTCCATCATCCCGCGCACGACGAGGATTCCGCCCGGCCTTCCGTCGTTGATGAGGAAGTTCCTGTTGTAGAGTTTCGCGAAGTTCTCTATCTCGATCGCTATGCCCGCGGACTCCATCGGGGTGAGAGACAGATATGGGTCGAGGGGGTGAGGCCGCCTCAGCCACATGACGTCTTCCGGTTTCAGGATCGTCGTTTTGCCGTGCGGCAGCGTGACCTCGTACCCGGACACGAACTTCTTCGGGTCGGGTATCGGCGCAGTCGACTGG